CTGTGTATGGTGCTGGACCATAAACTGTTTCCCACCAAGTTGGTTGATCAATGTAACCTAAAACTTTCCATGGCGTTGTATGCGGAGTATCTGTGCCTAAATATCTATTATAAATTCCTCTCCAGAAACCTGGTAAAGGTAATCCGTCTGGATCAGCAAGTTTAGAATAGTTCCAAGTAAATGGATCTGCTCTGTCATAGAATGAAATATCTGTGTAATCAGGATCACCTGCAATGCTTAACCATTCAACAAAATCAGTAATAGTAACGTTCTCTGAATCTTCTCTTGTAAATCCTGTATCTCTTGAAGGGTGTCCAAGGAAAGCATCAATATCAAATATTGTAGAATCGTAACTTACTTTAACATTATTGTAGATTCTTTTTTCAATCTCTAAAATAATATCATCTCGATAATCATTGTATGCTTTAACAACACTGCCGTCATGTCCTTTGATAAGCACACGTGGTTCTTGATATGTATTGTCAGTAAATTTTATTGGCTTGTGTAAAGGATACAAACCTAACTTTGTTGGAGTAGGTGGAATGTACGAAGCATCAGTTGATTCGTATTCGTAAATTGTAACTGTATCATCTACAGCAAGAACGTAATCGTTAGCAATCTGTACAAAGCCTTCGCTTGTAAATGTATAATCTTGTCCGTGTAATAATTGTATACCGTTGTGATATACATAAACTGCATTAGCACTAATAGTTGATAATGAAAACGGAGTTGTTAAACTGTAAAACTTATTGCCAACATCTGTAACAGTAAATTCACGCTTGTTATTAGCACCTGAACCAATCATGTCTGTCCAGTAAAATGCTGTTTGTTTTGATTTTTCAGACTGCCATTTTTCAATTACTTTATCTGCTAAGAATGGTGCTGTACCGTCAACACCTAAATTATCTGCAATGTCAACAACTGCTCTTTTAAATTTTGCATATTCTTTTCTTGCAAATCTTAATGCTTTTACAATGTTGTATTCTTTATTTGTAATGTGATATGATGCTAAAGGTATTGCACCAGAATGTTGTACAAACTTTGTACCAAGTTTTGCAAGTCCACCTAAGTTACGTAAATTACTTGGTCCTGGAAAACTTCCTGTAAATCCTGTAGCATTGGAAATAATTGATTGCACATGATCTGTTACTTCACCATATGTAAAGTCTGCAATGTTTTCATTCAATGGATTGTTTTGTAAGTTAATTGGAAACTCGTATTTTCCATTTGCATTTTTATCTGCTTCACTTGTACAATGTAAAATTAAAATGTCGTCATTTTTTAAATCTGTTGTAAATCTTACGTATGCAATACCATTAATTCTATTCAATGTCCATGCTGTTTGTCTTGTGTTGTTTACAAAAACTTTTACGTCTAATTGATTTAAGTCACCGCTTCTGTCATACACATCAACTGCAAAGTCGTTCTTTTGTCCAGATACAATATACTGTCTAATAACTTTTTGTTTACTGTCAGTATCTACTTTCTCCCAACCACTTACATTTGTATAAGTGTTAAGTCCTGTATACTTTCTTAAAGTTGATGAATCAGTTTTTACTGTGTAGTCTGTTTGGTTAAGTTGGTAATTAAATGAATCAGTTAACAAGTCAAAGTTAAAAACAATGTCTCCACTGTTTTCAATGTTTCTATAACTTAAAGGAAAACCTAATACTGTATCATTAGCGCCAGTACCTTGTTTGTAACTAAACAAATCAGTACCCGTAAATGTATTTGATGTATAAGTGTCAAACCCTACATCAGTAATATCATAAAGATTAAATTTAGGTTTTTGATTTGCTTTTGTTTTATCTTGTGCTTTGATCCACTTGGATCCATTGTACCAGTAAATCTTACCCGAGTTTACTGTACCACCTGTAACTAATACTGTTTGATCTGTTAATGGCTCTGTATCTGTTTCTTCTTGTAATGCAACTTGTCTTACACCGTTGTGTGTAATAAATTTTACTTTGTAAATTCTACCATTGACTCTTATGTCTGGATCTGCTGTAAACAATACACGCAGTCCTTCAGTAAGTTCAACACCATCAACATTATAACCTGTGCTACCTTCAATGGTACTAAAAACATCAATAGTAAAATCATCAATTAGATCAACATTTGCTTTTTTCTCACTACCAAAGTTATATAAACGTAACCCTGGATTAAATTCAATAATAGGTCTTGAAGCACGTTGTAATTGATCTATTTCAACCTCTGTGCCATTTGCCAACGCTGTTCTTTCAATAGTGTCTTTGTGGAACCAACGATTGTGTCTACTCCATTGGTTACCGTCAATACTTGCTCTATTGATTGTAATATAGTCTTGTTCTTTAGGATAATTTAGTGCTTGTCCAAATGGTAACTTATCAAAGTTTTCTGTATCAAATGGTACAAATATATTTGAACTGTATGCTCCTGTGATCTCAAGATCGGATTTGTTGATTAATTGTATTGATTCGCCAACACCTTCAACATACCAATATCCTTCTGAATATTTTGCTGGTGTAACATCACCTAAGAATTCTACTAACATACCATTGGATAAGTCAGTGTCAGTTCTTGTTGTGTAAGTTACTTTTTGTAGAATTTCTTTTTCTACATCAATTTCTGTATTTTCTAATATATTATAAAGTGTAACTAAACCTGATGTGTTTACGTCATTTTGACTGATATAAAATAATGTATCTGGTGCATCAAGTGGCACTGTAAATTTAAGTGTGCCTTTTTCTACATACACTGTTGCTGATTCAACACCGTCGGTATATATTGTAGAGATATTATCTCCGTCCTTGAATCCTGTAATACCGCCTTCAACAGGTTCTACTATGTAGTCACCTGTGTCATAGCCATCGGTGTCATATAATTCTGCTTCAAACTTACCAGATGCCAACACACCTTCAACTGTCTCAGTTATAATCGCCTGTCCTGGAGTAAATGCTCTATTGGTTGCAAAAGCAATAGGGTGTCCAGGAGTATCAATCTCGAATATGTAAGTTTGACCTTTGTAAAGTTTTAATGTAGGGTTTTGTGTTAAACCTGTTGGGGTAAATTTATACGCTACGTTGTCATCATTTTCCTCCAAGGATACTTTAAATGTAGAAACTATTTCTTTGTTTTGACCAAAGATAGGTAATACTTGTGGTCCTGCTGGTAGCCAATAGTATTCTCTAAAGTTTACAAACTTGTCCCAATCAATATGTGGTTGCCACGCATAATATTCTTGTGCGTTTATTTTACTATGATCAGGAGTTTTATTACCAAACGCCCTTAGTTGGTTAATGTAATCATTATAGTCTTTGTAGAAGTCAACATTGTCTGCGTCGTCTTTTAAAACAACTGCTGGTTCTACTTGGTAGTCTTCTCTTTGTTTTGTAACATCTGCAACATAGTTGTCATCTGCTGTTAACGCCTTTGCATCTCTACGACCATAATATGAATTAAGTTTTTCAACTTCTCCTGGATTTGTTAACTGATCCAGAGTACTTGTTAAAAACTTTTTATTTGCAGGTGTTCTGAAATATTTAGGTAAGTGACTTAGACTTGTTCTATTCTCGTCTTCACCTGGTCCAATTGGAAGATCATTCTGGTCGTTATCATACGCCATTAGTAACCTCCGCTATTGCCTGAACCTGAGTTACCTGAAGAACTTGAACTCGATGAACTCGAACTTGTTGATGTTGAAGTTGTAGTTGTTGTTGAAACTGTATTTGCACTTGATGTAATCCCTGCGTTTTCTGTTGATGCTGTAGTTACTACAGTACCTGATGTTTTTAATCTTGATGCTGTAATGCTGTCAATAATTTCAACATCATCTACTGTTGCACCACTAATAAAAATTTCATCATTCTCAGTTGAAATTTCATATAAACTTCCAAATGCTTTTTCTGTTTGGTTCGGAACCAATACAAGTGTTGTAATATCCGGCGCCAAAGAATTAATAATATATGTAGACAGTTCTGTAAAACTAAACTTATCTCCAAAATCCCAAAACTCTAAACTAAAGAATTCATTAATTGCTTGGATAATTCTTAACTTAATATCATTATCATTACTAATTACTTCTGGATTCTTAACAACTTTAAATGTTGCTTGTAGATCTGGGTCTGCTTTATTACCAAATAAAATTTTGTAATTAACTGGGTGATAAATTACTTCATCACTAATTGATTTAATCTTATTAATTTCTGCACCAAAGTTCTGGAATAATTCGTCTGAACTTGGTGGTAAAGGTTTATTAGGTATTGTATCTGCCAAGTATTGTCTAAATGATTTGTCATACGTTTTAGTTAACAAGTATGTGTCAACAATGTTTGAACTACTTGGATCTAATCTGTTATTCTCATCTGCACTGTGTACATATTGGAACACAAGTTTATCTCTACCTTGATATGCTTTGTAACCTGTTTTTAATGTTAAGTTTGCATTTGCTTTATTATATACTTTAAACACATCTGCATCTGTAAAGTAAAATAATGTACCATCGTCATATTGTGATAATGCACCTGTTGATGTTTCTGATAAAAACGTTCTAATATTTTCTACGCCGGCATCTACATAATCATAGTTTGTAGATTGGTTGTTTGAAATTCTTTCTTTTAAGAAAATATATTTTGTTAAAGGATTTGTATCCTGTGCAACAAACGCATCAAACAAGTCTGGATTATCAACAACACCATCGCCATCGCTGTCAAAGAAACCTACTTCTACTTTTTTACTATTAACATATCCTTCGTCATCTCTAAACTCTTTAGTAACTTGCCAAGGATAATCAACAGTTTCAGGTAAACTTGAATCTGGTTTCTTATTGATTGACATTATGTTAATTTTATCTCTAACAATTTGTCCTGTTCTACTATCGTAAATTTTATCTGTTTCATCAAAGTAAAACTTAACTTCTTGGTTACTTTCAAAAATGTATCTAACACCTCTGTAAGTAATAGTATACTTTTCACCGTCTGTTTCAAATAACATTAACCAACTTGAATCTAAGTTCTGTCCTGATACGTCACCTGTCTTACCCATATTAAATGGATTACCAATACTTAAATTGTTATTAAGAATTACACGCCATTCTCTATCTACAGTACTGTAACGTAAACCAAATGTTTTATAAGCAAAAATTTGATCAATCATTTGCGTTGTAACATCTGTTGTTAAGTTTGTTGCAAACTTAGGTTTAATTTCATCTAATAATGCACCTGTTGGAACAACATCATTAAAGATAATAGGACCTTGTCCGTCCTCATAATTTTCAGTGCCTTTTTCATTTACTCTAATAACTTTAGTCCAAAGATATTTTGTTGCTGATGGATGATCAGCATCACCGTCCATTAACGCATGACTGTTATCTTTCATAAAATGTTTGCCTGGAGGTGCAACAAATTTAACAATAGCACCTGGTTCTAAATATTTTAGTGTGCTACCAGTAAATGCACCTACTGTTAATTTAATATCTAATGTGTCCGCAATATAACCGCTGGAGTTATTAGTTTGTTTTGCAACCTGTGTCCAGTCTGCTTGTAAATCTGCTGTTGATATTTTAGGAAACTGATTTAAGAAAAAGTTTTTAACTACACTGTCTGAAAGTAACGGTGTAACTATGTTTTGAATCTTGCCTTCTACATCTGTTTTTGTAGTAAAACTAAAACTAACTTTTTTATCAAATACATCTTTATAGATAGCGCCATCGTTACCAAAGATGTTTGTGCTTGAATATTTTCCTGTTGAATCAATCAAGTCAAAGTATCTTGAAATACCTGAACTTGTTCTATTAATACTTTTTACTTTAACTACTTCTTGGCTAACTGATCTTGGTGCAACATTATAGTCCTCACCAGTAATCATTCTGTTTTGTGTATAATATGTACTTGGAGCATTTTCTTTAATGCTCTTATTAGTTTCAGGACCACTTGCATTATCAACTGTGTATTTTAGTGAAGCAACAAATGTAAATGTTTCTGCTGTTCCTGCTCTACTTGTATATGGTACACTAATAGTTACGTTTGTTAAATCTTCAGGATTGATTGTAAACTTTGTACCAAGTCCTTTTCTAAAGTAACATCTAAAGTTTCCTTTAGGTAAATCACCAAATGTTCCGTCTGCAAATAATAAACTAATTCTGTCATCAATACGTGATTGTACAGCATACAAACTTCTGTTTGATTTGCTAACACTATTGTAGATAACATTGTTACCTTCAACTGCATCAACCTTAGTCCATAACTGTTGTTCGTTTCCGTTGCTGTCTAATCTGTAAAGCCAAACATCTGAGTTGTTAATATTTGTTGTGTCAATAGCAACTGCTTGATTAGTTGTAGGATTGTCAATGCTAAAATTACCTGTGTCCATTACACCTTGTCTAAAGTGTACAAAGTAACCTGAGTTTGAACTACCTGCACCTTTACCATCTTCTCTGTATAAAAATCCTAAACTATTTCCTGGTAACGGATCTTCTTCAAAAATCTTGTCAGCATCAATAGTTGCACTTGTTATTTCAAATACAATATTTTTTTCTCCTACGTTTTTATTAAAACTGTAGATAGGTAAGTTTGAGTTTGATGCATTGAAACGATATTGCTCAGTTGTAATACCTGCAATAGTTTCTTTCTTTACCGGCTTACCTACAATACTGGCTTCTGGTAAAGCCGCATTTAAAATTTTTCTAAACTGTTCTGCCCAATCAGGATTTGAAGGATCATTCCATAAAATAGTTTGTCCTGATAAGTTAACACCGTTAGTGTCATTAATTTGTTCTGTAGTTTGCACACTTTCAAATTTTAATAATCCGTTTGCCGCTTGATTACGCTTTGGATTATAAGAAAGTAAACGTGCTAAACGTAATACGCTTTCTCTACGTTCTGCTAATTCAAGGAAGTTTTCACGTGCATTTAGGTCAACACGGAATGCCATGTTTTGTCCAAGATATGCAATAAGATCAATTAGTGCAAGATACTCTGAACTTTCAATGTAATCGTTAAAGTCTTCAGGATAGTTCTCACGCAAATATGAGATCATAGTTCTACGTAAACTATCAAAATCATACGATTTGAAGTCCGCAGTTTTAAATGTTTGATATACTCGCTTCCAATCTTCAGCAAGTAATAATCTATTTTGTCTATCCGTTGTTGACATCTATTTTCCTCTTACAATGTATTTATTTAAACGAGATATCTGAGTACTTAATTCTGTTACACGCCAAAGCCTGAGTTCTGATCGAATTCAAACTTCAGTTTCTCAGATATGTTGTATGGCAAGTACGTAAGTTCGCACTCAATTTGAATACCACTTTCATACTGGTCAACAACTATTGCGGATGCAGTTACTCTTGGATCACCGTTTACAATCTCTGTTACATTGTTTATAATTGCTTCTTTTAATGAATCAGTCATAGGCTCAAACAAAACGTCCCAAATGATAGTCCCAAACTCAGGATTTTCAAGTTTTTCGCCTTGTCTAATATGAAAGTGATTCAGTAAATCTTGTTTAATCAAGCCAATGTCATACAATGCATAAGAAGTATTGTCAGAATTGACTGTGCTAAGACCTTTGTATGCTCTGCTTTTTACAGGAGGTCTTTCTTTGACGTTTGATGATACTTTAACATTTCTTACTGTATTTTTTTCTAAACTGCTCATATCAATATTTATACACCTTTCTTGAACGTATCTGGAGCATTATCATAATCAAATGCTGACGTCATTATTAATTCAAGGTTCCTATCAGTTTTAATTGGTGTATACACTTCAGGGTCAACGTTTTCGTGATGTGACCACGGCTCATGCTGTGGCAAGCGTCGATGCAACGAAGTTGTAGCGGTAGCGGTAGCGCCGGGCAAGACGTGTGTGTATAACGGAGTTACTGCGGTAGCGGTGGCCGCCTGCGGTCCATTCATATGGATCTGTGGAGCAGTTTCTGTATGGTTGCCTCCTGAGTTGATGTCCGTTGTGCCTCCTGCTGTAAACTTGTTTGCTCCAGTTGTGTTTACATCATAATCTAACAGTGTTGTAACTTGATTGTTCATTGCAACGTATGTTGTCATGTTTGCATTAGTTTCAACTTGTATGTCTTCTTTTGATAACACGTTAAAGTTGCGTCCTGCGTTTAGGTTAATGTCTCTATCCGCTGTCAGATTGAAATCGTTTTCAGTGTGCATACTAATACTGTCTTTTGAATACACATCAATTTTACCATTAGCAGTCATTTCTATCCAACTGTTACCACTGCCATGATCTATACGTACCAAGTCTTCCGTGTTATGGAATAATATTTGATGTCCTGTGCGTGTTCTGATACGCATAAGTTCGTTGTGTGGTAGCGTTACATCTCCACCCTTTTCACCCTTTTCAACATTGACATATTCTTTCTTTGTAGTTGACGCCGGACCTTTACGTAAAATCTTGTCATCTCCGTCGTCCATTACAAACACAGTGCCGCCAAGTCTATTGAAAGGAACCTGTGCCGCTGTACCGCCCGGTCCGTATCCTGCTTTAGGACTACCAGGACGCTTGTCATAAGGTCCAGGTGTGTTTATACCAAACACCATGCTTGGCAGTTCACGCCTTGCACTGCTTGTTGTTAATGCTCTTGTGCCATCTGAGGCAAGTCCTGCTTTGTGCAGTAAGTCCATCCATTCTTCATTGATAGGCTTTTTAAATTTTGTAGGGTCGTTACCTTTGTTGTCTGCGAGATTCTTTTTGTTAATTTCTCCAACAACAACCTTACCAGTACGCTTCTTGGCTTCCTTGGCACCTTCGCCTTTGGGACTACCTGTAAAGAAAGTTGATGCAACCTTGTCTGGTACGTTTAGGTTAACATAGTTGTCAGGTATACAACCAATCCAGAAACCCATGTTGGCCGCGCCTTCCGCAAACACAACAATTACTCTACTGCCAACGTCCGGCGGTGTCATCCACATACCATAAGCGGATTGTGTGTATGCAAAGTCTGTGTTTGCACTGATACCATTAACTGGTGTTTGTCCCCAGAATGGACTTGCATAACTTACCTTGAACGTTTGACCTTCACTGTCGTCATTGTTACCTGTTGTGCCTTTGAGCAGTTGTACTTCCAATGCACCCATATAGTTTGGATCAAGATGGCCAACCACACGTCCAACGTATGGACCTGCGTCCATTAATGCTTCTTGTCCTACCGTTCTTTTTTCGTTAGCCATTTAAAATCCTATGTTTGCACCTTGGTTACGAGCCGCTAATCTGTTATTAACGTCTTTTTGATTTTTTGCTTTTGCTTCTGCGGCGTCTGCGGCTTCTGCATCTGCAATATTCTTTTCAAATGCCGCCTGGTTCGCCGCCGCGTCGTCCTCGCCGCCTATACCAGAATTTTTTACATCATCCTGTTTGTTTACGTCTGCTTTCTCATCAACAATTTCTTGGTTGCCTTTTTCACCTGCCTGTGCTGTTGGCTTAGGTGACTGTTGCGGACGTCTTACAAGTTCAAGTGTTTGTTTAAATTCCCCTGAAGCAAACTCGTTCTTAACAGTAATTACCATATATAATCCGCTAAAGAAATCAACTGGCACAGTATCATTAGGGAATCCCATGATACCGTTTTCTCTATAATCTATTGGTGTTCTAAATAATACTTCAACATCCACTTCACCGTATTGGTAATCTATCGTGCCGTCTGCATCAATGTTAATATATTGTGTGTTCTCTGAGTTATAGTTACCTACACCACTGTCAGCAATATAATAAGGATCGCCCATGATTGTCATGTCAAGTGTTAGCAAGTCAGCATCACTGTTTACGATTGCTTCATTAAATCTACGTGCAATTTCAACCTGCATGTCATCAAGACTAACCGCACCTGCGGCTTTGGCATTGTTCTTTTGTACTATTCCTGCTTTGTTGCTAACCTGCGAATCATTGTTTACTGCTGTTGCTTTAATTTTTTGTTTTGGATCTTCTCCTTCTTTAGAACCGTCTGCCAAGTTATTCTTTGGCAGTGTACCTGGACTCATGCTTTTAAAGAATGTGTTATCAAGATTAATTTCAAGATCTAATATATCTTCGTTTGCGCCACTGTAAATGTAATTGTAACGTTTTACACATTGTTTTTTAAGTTCTCTTAGACCGTATGGTGTTTCGTCTGGTGCAATAAATTTACTTTCGTGTACCATGTATGGTAAAATTCTAAACACATAAATTCTTGGAGGTCTACCTAATTTCTTTTCTGTTTTTCTATCTGTGATATTAAAAACTTGTGTATCAATTTTAAACCAAGGACGCATACCTTTTTCTGCTGGTGCACTAATAATGTTTCTACCGTATTCGCTTAGGATTACAAGTTCTTCAATAATATCCTGTATCCTTGTTCCTTGAATAAATTTAATTGCACCAAGTCCTGGATCAATTTGTAATTGTCCGTTTGCTCTGTGCCAAACTTTTTTATCCTTGTCATATGTAAATGACGCATCACCAAACGGTTGATTGTTTGTACCAAGTTTTTCAAGAGCAAACATTTTCGAAAGTCCTATTACATTACTATTACTTTCGCCTGTTTGCTTTGCTTTGATTTCTTCGCCAAGTGCTGTTTGTGTAATTAAACTTTTAACTTGCTCAACCCATGCTTCAAATACCGCTTCATCTACGTTGACATCACCCATCGCGGCAACCTGTGCATATAGTTCGTCAAGACTTGCTTCTTGTGCCGCAGTTTTTCCTTTTGAAGTTGTTGTTACACCTATTGATTCTGAGTCGTTACCTGCATCAGTGGCACTTTGGCCAGCGGCGCCGCTACTGCTTAATTTTCCTTTACTTGCACGTTCTTTTGGAAATACTACAAAATATTGATCTGCTGTATAAACTTGTTTGTCTTGTGCTTTTTTACCTTCGTGTTTGTTAAGTTCATTGGATAAACTTTTTATGTTACTTTGTAACATTTCTTCTAACGTTCTACCCATTAGTGTAACATCAACTGGAATACGCTGTGTTTCATCCATTAATGCACCTTCGTTATATGCAACACCTTCAACAACATAAGAACTTCCTCCTGCTGTTACACTTAAATCACTACCAACAAGTTTAAATGGCATATTTTTAGATGCTTCAGGAACCACATAAACTTTTCCGTTATCGTCGTATCCTATAAAATCAATAGTAAGCAAGAACGGAGATTCTAAATAGTTTTCATGTCCTGCTTGGTATGACGCCATTTGCAATGTTTGTAAAAACAATCCCATGCTGTAAGGTTCTGTAATTTCAAGTCTAAAACCTACAGCATTAGTTGAACCTTTTTTACGTGTAGGTGCAATAACTGTTTCGATCTCTAATGCATTAATAAAGTATTCTGCTTTTTTGTTTGCAGTTTCATATGCTGTTAAAACTTTTTTGGCGCCTAATCCACCGCCACTTTGTAAAATAGCAAATTGAGGTTTTTTAATTTTGTATGATTCATCAGGATTATTAAGTTCGTCATTGGTTAATGCATACAAACCAATCTTGTAATTAAAACTTGAATAGTTTCTTAATGAATTGTGCAATGGTAATTGTAAAGTTCTACCATCCGCTGTTCTTGCAGTGTATTTGTCTGCTGTGGCATACTTCGCCCTGTTATTCATTGCATCATTGTCGGGATTAGATGTTGCAGTATTTTCTTTTTCTTTATCTTTAGTGGTGTCAGTTGATGAAGCATTGGTATCAACATTTGTATCTTGAATTACTTCCGTGCCTTCATTCTCAGATGAACCTGCCGCATTGGCATTGAGTTCGTCTTTGTTCTCTGCTGTGTATTCCTTCATTAACGCGGTTGCGTCTTTACCTGGAGGTGCTGTTGGTTTAGCCATGGATTAAATCCC